TCCCAACAATCCGGGCTCAAAGGAGATTTGGTTAGGTAACGGTACTGGTTACACTTATGCCAGTACTTTTGATACACAGTATCAAAACCTCTACTACTATGTCAGTACAACAATTGGCACAACACCTGTTGTGTACTTTAGTGGTCCGGCAAATGCTGCATCTTTATACAAGGTGATTAATGGCACACTGGCTCCTTACACCACTACACCCAGCATACAGGACACAAACATCATTTACCAGAATCGTAGCACAGGCAAGACATATATGTTAAAATCAGCAAACAACGGAATGGCAACACAGGAGATACAATGACTTGGTTTCTCAATTGGCTCGACAGCGTGGGCCGCAAACGTATTGTAATGGACAGGATTGACAATGAACCTTATCTCGAGCGTTACTACCTTTTTCTTAAGGACAGAAAGCGTTTCCCCTTCAATGTGTTTCTACACAAATTTCTTAAGTCAGACCCCGATGATGTGCATGATCATCCATGGAGCTACTTTACGCTTATCTTAAAAGGCGGTTACTATGAATGGACTCCGCAGTTTGATGCATCAGGAAAGAAAATTGGCGAAATGGCTCGATGGTGTGGACCCGGGCATTTCCGCATTTGTAGCGCTCGCAGCTTTCATCGTATTGAGCTTGATCCTAGTGTAACCTGCTGGACCTTGTTTATGCCTGGTCCACAAAAACGTGAATGGGGCTTTTTGACTCGAGGCAAATGGGTACAGCACGAAGAATACTTGAACAGTAGGGCAGCTCGATGATTCGACTACCCGCAGGTTGCACAGTTGCCTACAACATTGTGATTGACGTTACTGAACTGACCAACGACATGGTTGATTGGTATCGCCTAATTGAAGGTGCTGTGGGCCACAAGGAAATGTATAACCATCGTGGCGTGCGTATTCTAACACCAGTAGTGGCTTATAATGCCAAACCCTGCTATCACATGCAGGATGGTACAAACAATGTGCGCCTACACTTCCGCGGTGCCGATGCCAGTACTGCCAGCGTGTTCTTGTTAAAATTCAACGAATATGTGGTTCGCCATAACTTAAAAGAAGTTGACAATCTACACTACTGAATAATTATTTGATGTTTGCATTATACTTTATATTATGGACTTTTTATTTGTATTGGCTGCATAGACTGGTGCATCTAATGCCATATACGCAGAAGATACACGCATATCATCACGCATTCATAAATAAAAATGAGACTCATTGGCACTGGAGTAATTTATTTTTATTCACGGATCAATGGATATGCGCCGTAGATTTGTGGATGACTGATGTCATACCCACTATTGTCTTTTGTTACCTCACTGGGCAATGGTGGATCTGTGTGTTCTACTATGTTTGGGCAGCAGTTATTCAAGAGACAATAGAACACGATCCCTGTTTTGATTATTATCCGTTTATACACAGTGGCAAATGGCACCTAGAGCATCATTCCCATGGCAATAAAAACTACGGAATGTTTATAGTATATTGGGACAAATTGTTTAAGACGAGCACATAAGATGACAAAGATTGGCCACAATGGTTGGGCTCGTATAAACATGAGCAATGTCAATTATATAGAGCCATTGCGATTACAATTTGACAAGCAAAATATAAACACAGCTTTGTCCTTTAGAGAAGCTGTTGATCATACTGCCAAAGTGATTGCTGAAAAATACAGCAATATTATGTTGTGCCTTAGCGGTGGTCTAGATAGCGAGTACGTTGCAAAAGTTTTCTTAGAAAACAACATTAAATTTACTCCTGTTATTGCGTTAACTCCCATCAATCGAGAGGAGTGTTGGTACGCACAATACTTCTGCGATCAAAACAATTTAGAATATGTATTTTTAGATTTTACATCTGATGATGCGTACAATAAATTATTAAAAAATGTTTTGTTAAAATCAATCAAGTTAGATGTTATGCCAGTTAATGGCTTAGTGCCAAATATCATTGCAGACACATTTCCCGAGTATCATATACTGCATGGGTTTGGCGAACCACGTGGCACAACCACTCCTTTTTACAATTTACGATATACAGAGTCCATGACTGACACTATAGAAATCAATGATCATCATTTCTTCCTTGATTTAGAATTTGGTGACAAGCATCCGGGCCCATTCTTTAGTTATACTCCTGAATTATTTTATACATTTTCAAGAGAGCTTGATTTTTCTGTGAATACCCAAATTTGTAAACTAAGACTGTACAACATTTTACCAAGACCCAAGTTCTTTAGACCCCTGTTCAGCGGAGTTACAATATCTAAAACTATGAGCATGGTTTTTGAATCTCGCATGAATAATTTCTTAAATACACCCAGTGATAGATTTTCACAGAATATTGACAGAGATCAATTGTTAAAAAACTTGGGATAATTTAAATGAAACAAAACTTTATAAATCACTTTTACCCTACAGGAATTGAGTTTGATCAAATCCCTGAAATCAAATCAATCATTGAAAGATATTTTAAATAAATATCTTTCTACAGCGGCCTTTCTGGCATTCATCCCGCTATACAAATTCTGCAAGCCTATGCTATAATCTAACATAGGAGAAATAAATGGCAAAAACAATCGACGATAGAAAAGCCTTCTACATTGATGTAAATGATATGACCAGCGAAGAGGCGATTAAATATATCAACAATCTTAAAGCGGCTTTTGGTAAACCAACACCACAATACAAATATACAAGTACCAAAGAGTACCATGACGCATTTCCTTGCGCTTATCGTCAATGGCGAGCAGATAGCCATTGTAATCTAATTCATGGCTATAGCTTCAGTATGAAGTTCTACTTTGGTACCAACGACCTTGATGTTCGCCATTGGGCCGCAGACTATGGCGGACTCAAAGAACTTAAGCGTACACTTGAAGATCAATTTGACCATACTTTACTGGTTGCAGAAGATGATCCCGAATTGTCGACATACAAGTTACTCGAATTAAAGAACTTGGCCAAGTTAACAATCCTTCCAAGACTTGGGTGCGAAGGTTTAGCAGATATGCTTTACAAATATGTAAATGGGGTTTATATTCCCGACATGTGGGGCCCAGGTGAAGCGGCACGTTTGTGGTGTTATCGTGTAGAAGTGCGTGAAACACAAAGCAACATGGCTTTCCGTGAAGGCCACAGAGAATGGAATGAGGATCTGTTTGCGTAAAGTCTGGAGACTTTGGGCCAAGGCTTTGGGAGAAAAAGCAGGCGATACGGACGAAGAATCAGACCGTATTGCTTGCATTCGTACAGCCATTGTGCTATCATACATTATCACTAACTGCTTTATTGTAGCAGGCGTTATACGACATTGGAATCAAACATGACACCGGGAAAAACTAGAGAACAAATTCAAGAAGCACTAGACATCTTGCAAGAAGAATGTGCAGAAGCCATTGTGGAAGTCAGCAAGATTCGCCGTTTTGGCCTAGACAGTGCCGACTATAACTCTGGCATGACTCAAACACATCGTGTGAGCTTCATGAAAGAAGTGGGCGATGTGCTGGCCATGGTGGATATTCTAATAGAACAAGGTGTGATAACACAGTCAGATCTAGACACAGCAAAACAAAACAAAAAACTTAAACTTCAAAAGTGGTCAAAAATTTATGAGCAAAATTAAAATCGCAGAATTATTTTACAGCATCCAAGGCGAAGGACGTTACATGGGTGTGCCCAGTGTGTTCCTACGCACATTTGGCTGCAACTTTACCTGTGGCGGGTTTGGTATGCCCCGTGGCGAACTAAGCATGGAGGCCGCTGGCATTGCGGCTACACATAGTTTGGTTACACCTTTTCAAAAGTATGAAGACTTGCCACTAGTGTCAACAGGTTGTGATAGTTATGCAAGTTGGATGCCAGAGTTTAAAGAACTTAGTCCCGTGCTTACAGTTGATGCTATTGCCAATCGCTGTCGTGATATACTGCCCGGAGCCAGTTGGGGTGATACGCACTTGGTTATCACGGGTGGTGAACCGTTACTGGGTTGGCAACGCAGCTATCCTGAACTGCTGACCCTGCCCTTCATGGCCGACTTGAAAGAAATTACATTTGAAACCAACGGCACACAAGAACTCAGCGCAAGTTTTTACAACTTCTTGCGTGGCTGGAAGGCACAAGCACCTGATCGTGAGATCACATTCAGTGTAAGCCCAAAACTCAGCATCAGTGGTGAAGCTCATGCCGAAGCCATTCGTCCCAAGATCGTTTGCGAATACGAAGAAGTTGGCACTGCCTACTTGAAATTTGTTGTGGCACACGACACAGACCTGCAAGAGATTGAAGACACTGTGGCTGAATATCGCGAAGCGGGCTTCAAAGGACACATCTATCTCATGCCCTGCGGTGGAGTTGAGTCTGTGTATGGACTGAACAATCGTGCTGTGGCAGAAATGGCCATGCAGAAGGGTTGGCGTTACAGCGACCGATTACAAGTGCCGCTATTTAAAAATGAATGGGGAACCTAATGGTAACAAAGAAAACAACTGAACAAATCAAAAAGCCCGCAGCCAAACGTGTGGCTAAACCCAAGGCTGAACCTGCGAAGACAGCAAAAGAAATTGCTACAGAAGCAGGCGAGCCCTATGTGGCCATCTTGAGCGTGGACCTAGATCCCGACAACATTGGCAATGGTGCGTTTGAACTAGACTGGAATGACAAGTTCATTGCCAACCTGGTACGTAGTGGCTATCAAAGTCGGCCCAACGAGGAAGACAGTGTTATAGTTGATCGTTGGTTTCAGACTGTATGCAAGAACATTGCCATGGAAACATTTGAACAGTGGGAAACAAATCAACCTGTTGATGCAAGACCACGTGTGATCGATCGCAAAAACCTAGGCGACGGACGCAGCGAGGCCAGTTAATGGAGCCCTTACCAATACCAAAGACCATGCGGGTCTATCAGCTGATTAAGTTGAACGCTGCCAACGGACTGAACTTTGGTGTTACTGGTGGTATTCCTGCTGGCAGTGCCAACTATATTGGCACAGGTTTTTATACCACACTGCAAGAAGCAGAGCATCATCGCACACTGGAAATACTCAAAGACACCAGCGGCACGGTGACGTCATTTCACATCTTTGAACTTGAATTTCCTAACCCGGCATATAGAGAATGATAAGCGTTTACGTAAATGGGGTACCACAGTTGTCTGGCTTTGATTATCGCACAGGCGAGGGCACTATTATGTTTACTACTCCTCCGCCAGCAGGATCTCATGTTACCATTAAGGTAGCTGCCCCGACAGAGAAAACTACAATACTCAAGACCGATGGTAGAACTTATCTGTTCCCTCTAGTCAGTGACTTTGCTAGGTATACTGCATTAAAGGCTCTTTTGGACGATGCAGCAAGATATCACGATCATCCCGCAGTGGCAGATGTGTTTGAGCGTCTTCAAGTAGTTATGGCATTAGTTAAACAACAATGACAATACTATATGTCAACGGTGATAGTCATACAGCCGCAGGAGAAGCAGTAAACGACTATTGTTTTGCACAAGATGATCCCAAGTTGTGGGCATTTGGTCGTGCACCACATCCTGACAATCTTGCCGTAAGTTGGGGACAGCGACTTGCAGACAGACTGGGTGCTACGCTACATTGTGACGCCGAAAGTGCTGCCAGTAACGCAAGAATTACTCGAACAACTGAAAATTACTTGTTGGAACACGAATTTCCAGATCTTGTTGTTATTGGGTGGAGTACATGGGAGCGTGAAGAATGGTTTCACAAGGACCGATACTATCAAGTAAACGCAGGCGGCGTTGGCGAGGATTGGCCTTTAGAGATTAAAGAGCAGTACCGAAAATGGATAATAACACTAGACTACCAGACACGCATCAACAAAGCACATAGGGCCATACATAACTTTCACAATTTATTAGAAAAGCATGGCGTCACTCACTACTTCTTTACCTGCTATGAACCGTTCACTGGAGTAGAGCCATTGGATTGGAACAGTTGTTATCTTGACCCTTACAATAGCAATGCCACCTACTACAACTGGTGTCTAGCACAGGGTTTTAAAACTGTAAAACCAAATAGTTACCATTTTGGTGCAGATGCCCATCGTGCCTGGGCCGAACACTTATACACTCAAATAGTTCAGTGTTGCTTGACAAAGAAATAAACTACTGCTATAATAAACGCATGAAATACCTAATTGTTGACACAGCAAACACATTCTTTCGCGCACGTCATAGCGCCCATCGTCAAGCCGACACATGGGACCGACTAGGCTTTGCTATCCATGTAACAATGAGCAGTATTGCCAGCGCCTTTCGCAAACAACAAGCAGACCATGTTGTGATCTGTTTAGAAGGTCGTAGCTGGCGCAAGGACTTTTACACGCCCTACAAGGCAAACCGTGCTGTGGCACGTGCGGCACTGACTGAAACCGAAGCCGAAGAAGATCGACTGTTTTGGGAATCGTTTGACGCACTCAAAGAGTTCTTTGTTAACAGCACCAACTGCACTGTTATGCGACACGCCGAACTAGAAGCAGATGATTTGATTGCTGGCTGGATACAGTCACACCCGCAAGACGAACACGTTATCATCAGCACAGACACAGACTTTTATCAGTTGTTGTCGCCCAATGTGGTGCAGTACAATGGTGTGGCCGATGAGCTTCACACACTGGAAGGTATCTTGGACAAGAAAGGCAAACTGGTTGTTGACAAGAAAACCAAAGAACCCAAACGCATACCCGACCCCAAGTGGATTCTCTTTGAGAAGTGTATGCGAGGTGATGCTAGTGATAATGTGTTCTCAGCATACCCTGGAGTTAGAACCAAAGGCACTAAGAATAAGACAGGTCTGGCGGAAGCCTTTACCGATAAGGACAGCAAAGGATATGCTTGGAACAATCTCATGCTGCAACGTTGGACTGACCATAACGGGCTCGAGCACAGAGTACTCGATGACTACAATCGAAACGTCACCTTGGTGGACTTGAGCGCACAGCCTGCAGAAGTACGTGCCAAGATTGACGCAACCATTGCAGAACATAGTGTGCCCAAAAATGTAGCACAGATCGGCACCAAGTTCTTGAAGTTCTGTGGCAAGTTTGATTTGAAACGTATTAGCGAAAGCCCACAGGGCTTTGTTGACTGCTTTGCAGCACCTTATCCGGAGGCACGATGATTCCCTACACCGATACCGAACGACTTATTCTACTTGACGAGATTGAACGTGGGGATAAAGTTGTGATTCCAAAAAGTATAGAACATGCCGAATGTATGCTCAGAGTTGCACAGCATTACATCATTGAACAACACGGAAAAACATTTAACGCACTAAAGGAAGACTATGACACAGCAAAATGAAGAAAAACTAGACGGCCGTAGCGAGATTGAGATTGATCTTCACCGAGAAGAACTGTATCAACTCATGCTGATGGCACACGAACAAGACATCACTCTCAATCAACTGGTGGAAAATATCCTACAGGCCAAGATTGACGAGGAAGTGGCACGCCAGGCGGCTGCAGAGTCTGATGGCGAATGATTAGAGATGTAGTCACGGGCGGACGCTATATGCAAGGCGTAAGTGGCCAGCTGAGCACTTACGTAAATGGCTACTCAGGACTTCAAGGTGTAGGCAATATGCGCTACAACACCAGCAATCAAAATATGGAAGTCTACGATGGTACGACTTGGGTTACATTGAATATGGGCTATGCCAGTGTCGCACTTAGTGCAGAGGCCGAAAGTCTGCTAGACTGGGCCAAACAACGGCGTGCTGAAGAACTAGAACTCAAGGCTAGAATGGACCAACATCCTGGCCTAAAAGACGCATACGAACGCCTTGAGATCATGAAGGCGCTCACCCTAGAAGAAGAAACCAAGGAACAAAAATGATTAGACGCACTCTATACCGCTTTATGGCATGGGTCCAAGACTATCCAAAACGTGCAAACGAGATTTACGCTACAACAGCAGCACCAGGTAAAGTACGGGTCAGCGAAGAAGCAGACATTGACGGTATGCGATTCATAGTGATGCCGGCCGAGGGTGGCACCATTGTACAGATGCGTACATATGATCGTCGCCGGGACGAAAGCAACAACAAAACTTATGTGATCCCCGACACCGAACAAGACATTGCTCATCGCATTGGACAAATCGTTGCCATGGAGTTATTGAAACAATGATGTTCAAAAAATCACGACTACGCTTGGCCAGCTGGTTATCTGGCGGACGCATTTTATTTGACAAAGAGGAAAACAAAGCAATGGCAGTAGCAGG